TTAACATCTGACCCGTCCAGATCAGAAGACTTTTTGATTGCTGTTTCGCTCTCAACACCGTCTACACGCTTCTCAACTGATGAGATGTGTGACTTAATGTTATTAACGACCTCTGCGAGCTCGTTATACTTTGTTGTAACTTCTGCAATCTTTGCATCAACCTGAGTAGTAAGATTAGATACTGCCTCCGCTGTTGCTGTTTTTGTAATTTCCGCTGAGAAAAATGCCTTCATATCGTCAAACATCTTCGCAAAATCAGTTTCTTCAACTTCTACTTCTGCAACAGGTGCGCTTGCTTCTTCGGCTGGCGCTGCTGCCTCTTCTGTAGGTGCTGTTTCTTCTGCTGGTGCTGCTGGTGCTTCCTCTGCATCTGCAGACTTTGTAAGTTCAGCTTCAGTTACCTCTTCGACATTAGCTACTGCTTCTGTCGTTACTTCGTCCTGTGTTATTGTATTTTCTGCCACAGTAACACCTCCTTCGGTATTTGAATTATTTTGCTCAGACTTTTCAACGGCCTCAGACAAAACACCTCTCGATTGCTTGTAGGCATCAAGAATTCTGTTAATCTCGTTTGACTTGTTTGTATCAGATGTTTCGACCCAGCCAATGTTCTCAAGAACTCTGTCTGTTGTTGGTGACTTAAATTCTGATTCCTTTGAAAGGAAAACTTCATCTGATGATGAATCATAAAAAATGTTTTCTACTTGTACATCTGCTGCAATACCTGAAAATGTATTTCCGTCTGCAGTCTTCTGAATTGAAAAAATATTTGAAAGCTGATTTGCTGGATTATCTACTAGTGAAAGTTCTGTAAGATCATATTCCTTGATTACACGAATTGACTTATCTAGCTCAGAGTTAAATTGATTATCGGTCTTCTTTACATTCCCGCCGATTGAGAATCCTGAAAGAGTTCCATCAAGAACTTTCTCCCAAGTATCTTGTGCGCCCTTTGAAACATATACATCTACAAATATTCCGCTGTGCTCTTTACCGCTCTTCTTATCGAAGAAAGTTTCCTTACGGAATGAGACCATCTTACCAACTGCAAGAGGTGTGTGCATTTCACGAATGTTTCCTCTAAAGTTTTCGAATGCTTTTGTTGATGCTTCTGCGGCTACAATATCACCGTGCTGATCAATATTATCTAGGGTGGCAAAACCTGATACGAGTCTACGCTCTTTATCGACTTTAGCAATAGGCATCGATAGCTTGAGGCTATCCCCATCGCTGTACCAATTTGATTTGATTATTTCAGTCATAAGCTTATTTTAGCAACGTTTTTGTATAAATACCAAAATCAGGGCGTAACACGCCCTTCTCCTTGAGGATTTCTAGCATTTCCTGGTGAATCAACTGCGTTACCTTGTCTTTCTTGATCACGCTGTCTGTTACGAGTTGCTTGTGCTGTTGCCTCAGAAGCTTGCTGTCCAGTAAGTTGAACGGGTTCATCCCCGCCAGATCTACCAGCCATGCCTAGTCTAGCACGAACTTCATTAGGAACAATGACCTTCATTCTCAAATATCTTTCATCGATCTTTGACTGAGTGTCTTCATCTGTTAATGTTAATTCATTAAACTTTAATGTGAATGCATCTGTGAATTCAGCGATTATTCTATTAATTTTCTTTTCTAAATTCTTTTGCTCTGGTCTTGCAACCTGCTCTTTAAATGTCTTGTCTGCATCTTTAGCTGCTGCAAGAGAGACCCCTTCTGGTAGTCCCAGCTTTGAAATTGGAACTCTGTGTGAAATAAGAATTTCGTCTCTATTCATTCTACGGTATTGATTAAATGATGAGTCTTGAACTCCTGATTCAACCGCTTCCATTTTGAACTCAACCTTATTACCATCTTCATCTGCAGGTAGTGGAATATAAAGTGATCTATGATTCTTACCCTTAAGATTTGTCTGGAAAAATTCAAGCAACTTAGCTTCTGATGATCGGCTAAGTGTTGCACCCTTTACAGTAATAATATATCTTGGGACCGCTTTGTTTTCAAAGTAGTCTAGGTTAAAGCGCTGTGCAAATTCATCTCCCGCTAATGCTGTCTTTGCAGGGATAATATCTGGTACGCCATAATAGCTATTGTTTGGTGTGTACTTCTTTAGGTGAATTACTTCGTTTGGACGAGTATCATCTCCGATTGGATTTTCTGTTTCTGTGTCCTGGAAGTTTCTGAAGAATGTAATCCTGTTTCCAACGATCTGAACAAATCCATCACGCTGCTTACGAACACGCATTGTTGTTGCTGGAATATGTCCAATAAATCCAATTTGTCCATTTACCTTACGGCCAATTTCAAGGAAGCCATTACCTGTTGCCTCACGGTCTAGGAATGCTTTTGTTAATGTCTCTGTAAATGTGTCTTCTTCATTCATCAACTCTAGTTGATCCTGAAGCTCTTCCTTTAGGCTCTCAAGTCTTCTTCTGAATGCCGCCAGCTTCTTTTGGTCATCGCCGTACTCTGACATCTTTTCTTTTGTCTTTCGGGTCTCAAGGAATTCGTATCCGAGCCCTACAATGTTTGAAGCCTTTGCATTACATGCTGCGAAGTGTGGGGAAGATACTTCGTAAATCTTTGCTAGGTAGTCTAGGTTGTATGGAGGGGTAACAACATCCATGATGTCGTATCCCATAAGGATTTCAGTTTCAACCTTCTTAGACTCAGCACCGTCTTGTCCTCTTTGGAACTTCTGGAGTAGTCTTGTATTCTTTCTCTTGAAGTTTGGTGAGAAGCCACGATACTTCGCAATCTCTTCTGCCTTTACAACAAATGGATCGTTTGTTGATTCTGACTCTTGTACTCCAAAGAATTCTCCAGAGATTCTTGCATGGATCTCTTTTGTGTTGTCTTCTTCATTAACTACATCTGACATTATTTAGTCCCCGAATTTCTTAGAGCTTCTTTGTATTCACCAATGTCCAGAGGATCTGGTGTTAAGCCCCACTTTAGTCTTGCCTTCTGCTCTTCGTATTCCTCGTCATTAATCTTTCTTTGACCAGAAAGAAATACTGCGCTTCCAGTTTCAATTCCAAAACCTTTTACTACTTCAGTAATAGCGTCTACTTTAGTCTTGTCGCCTTTAAAGGCTGCTACGGATAAATAATTACCCTGATCGTCTCCCACCCAGCGTCCATCAGGCATCTGCCAGATATATACACCTAGGGTTGTTTCTTCTAAAACTGAGGTTTTAATTGATTTCATATAGCAATGATACCATCTTTTATGACAATATGCCAGCATTTGTCGCTGGAGTGGTATAAATTATGCTCTTTGCCAAGCAACTTTGTACGGGGTTAGGCCATAATCAATTACATTGAAGGAAACTTGTTCCAAAGCTAGGCTCTCTTGTGGGTATCCGACCAAGACTTCGTACTCTGTCTCAGCATCAAATGCGTCTAGTGTATATGCAGCCATGGCAAACAGTCCTAAAGTGATATCGGTTTGATTAGCCCCAGTGTCGTCTGACCCTATATAAATATCGTTAGCGGCATTTATTTTAGATCCAGATGTTAAAACTACGTGGACCCAATCGTTTATCATTGCCTGATTATCAAATGACTCTTTTCCATTTACGTACATCTTGGCAAAACCTGGATATTGCCAGGCTGTTCCGTCCCAATATAATGACTTTGTTCCAGACTTTAATATATACCCATTTGTAGGCAGGGAACCATTGAGCTTAAATACTATTGATATTGATTTAGTTCCGTTAAATCCAGATGAGTCATAATTTCTAGACTGTGAAGGGATTTTAAGGTATGAATTTCCAGCAAGTCTTATTCCTGATTGATCAAGTCTATCTAGCATCTCTAGGTCATCATCAAAGATTACGCAGCTGTCTGGGTTTACTATGACTCCCGCTTCATTTGTGTTATCTGAAACAACTCTCTTCATGCCTTGGGTATATGCATATAGTCCCAGGTTTGAGACAATTGGAAGATCTTCTTCTGAGTCATTTGTAAATAAACTAACAGTAATGTTATATTCTGTAACCTGATTGCTAGGGTTATCTACCAGAGTAGGCATAGAAGCCATACGAGGCCATATGAGGCCATTGTTATAGGTAACCGATACATTCGGTGAGGATGTTGTGTAGAAGGCCAGAGAACCGCTGTAGTCGACTGCAGGCAGGGTTATTAATCCTTCAACCTTTCCATATTGTGACCACTTAAGATTATTATTCATCTTTAAAATAAATGTTGATTCTTCATTATATAATCTATGTATAGTTAAAGGTTCATATTGAATTCCTGACTTAATTGCTACCCAAGTAATTGGGCATACGGCATAAGAGTCATTTACCTTACCGATATAGGCATTTGTAATTGTTTGCATATAATCAGTAGAGGAGAAAACGCTTGAGCCATTTAGGTATACATTGAATGATCCTACTGTATTTTCTACAAGGATTTCATTCCATCCCGCCAATGGGCTAAATGTTGTTGCAGTCTGATTTCCATTTAGTGTAAATACTAGGTCATCCGAGCTATTTATTATTGCGCTAAAGCTTTGGCTTGATTGGAAATTATACAGAGACATCAGGGCTTTTTCTGGCGATGATGAGGTGTGGTAAAAACTCATAGATAAGGCTGTGCCTCGCTCAGATAGTCTTATCACATTAGATACATCTACATATGCCCCCGCACCAAGGGTCAAACCATTTCTAGCATCCGTGACAGACTGGGTTCCAGTGCCACCAGTAACCTCTGCATTTGATAGGTACCTCATAGTTAATTGATTGCTTGTATTTACTAGAGAGTTTGTAAAGTTAAAATCTGTCCAGTTATTAATAAACTTATAAGCGATTAGACAGTCATTATTATTTGGGATATAAACTACCTGTGAGTTTGCATTATAGTATCTATCCTTTAAAACAACTTTTCTGGATAGGCTAAGGTGGTCTATACTTCTTACGATATCAAAGTTATAGCTGTATAAGGCAATAGCGTCCACGGTTATATCATAGTTATCAGAGCCATAAGTTTTCATTACCCCTGGATTCTGTGTAAACTGAAAGATTTCCGTAAGGGAAGACGATGACTTTGTTGATATATTATTCCCATTGACGATCAGGGATATTCCGTTTGAGGAATAGTTTGCTACTACATGATATCTACGCTTCCAGTCTGGAACCTGATATGAAACATAGTAGTTTGTTAATGGGTCTGGTCTGAAGTAGATCTTATTTCTATAGACATAAATTCCATATGGTGCAAGTATCGTGGCATTTAATATTTCATCATATGTGTCGAACGCTGCTAGAACTTGTGCATATGTCTGATAGTCATCAATTAGGTCCGTATAGGTTTGAATAGCAGAGCCCTGTGATGATTGAAGAAGTGCTTTATTTCCAAATAGCACTAGCTCGTCATCTACAGATATAGAGTCTTCATTTAATTTAAAGTACAACTCTATGCTAAATGATTGATTGCTTTTGCCTTTTGTCCAGATACTTCCATCTGTCCATGATTGTCCAGATCCCACCGCCCCTGGAAGGGGGTAGTAAATAGAAGCCGTTGCATCTGTTAGCCTTGTTCCATAAATACCGTTCGCTACTAATGGAATTGCTTTATTGAATATAGAGCCAGTGTATGCGCCATTATTCCCACTACCAGTAGCTTCTCTAGCAATACCTAGTGTAGTATCGTCATCTAGCGGCCAAAATGATAGTGGGTTTTGAGACATTACTACTTCTCTATAACCCAATTTATCCCCCTATTTATTCTGCGTTTACTGCTGCAATTGATGCAATCTTGTCATCAATATGTGATTGAATAGACTCGATCTTTGCTGGGTCTGGTTCAGACTTAGCATTTTCTGCAACAATTTCCATTTCTAATGAATACATCTGGTATTCAAGATTACGAACCAAAGACAGCTTGATTGCAGACTTCTCGTCGTTACTTAGATTATTGTATGTTGGCATTTATTTCTCCTTATCCTAGTAGTGTTTTCTTTGATTCAAGCATCTGAATCTTTGCATTTAAATCCGCCAAAATATTTGTTAAATTGGCAACTTCATCTGCATTTAGATTGCTATTGATGCTATTGTATTCTAACTTAATCTCAGCATTATATTTTTCATAGGCCAGCTGCTTTAGGTGGCCATCTATAATCTGAATTTTTTCAGCATTACTTATCATATCATATCCTCTCGTTATACTCTAGCGGAGTAAGCTCCGTACTTTAATGAGTAATTTGTATCATATACTACCATTCTTGCCTGCAGGTATCTAGCTGATGTACTGTATGGCAAATCTCTTGTTGTATATACTAAATAGCTCCATGTAAATCCATTAACATTAGGAGACGTTCTTTGTCCCGCATAATAGGCTGGCAAATCTGTCCACCCATAAGACCCACCAGTTTTAGTTGTATAAATTTCCCACTCCATCCATGCTGGCTCTGCAACAGATCCAGACCATGATACGTTATCCCATCCCCACTTCATACCTTGGCTTAATCCAGAAACAGAATATCGCTCAAAGTTAACGTATGGCGTTCCTATAGTTGGTGTAACATACGCAACTAATGTAGTTACGGATGTAGTTCCAGATCCCCCATATCCAGAATAAGCATTTCCATATGCCCTAACTGTAATATAGTAGGTACTACTTCCAGACAATCCAGTTACAGATCTTGAGGTGCTAGTAGTTGCTGTGCTTAATATATTTGTACCTCCGCTAAAAGTTCCTACATCAATTTGATATGAATCTGTATTAGAGGTTGGGGACCATGAAACAGTAAAGCTACTTGATGTAACTGAGCTAGTTGTTGGAGACGGTGTTCCTGGTGGAGATGGGACCGTTGCTGAGCCAGTCGCTGTACCTGATTGTCTTGCAACAATTGAACCATTTGCAGATGCTTGATATGCACCATTTCCATTATACAGAGAAGTTACTGTAGCATTAAGAGTTCCATATTGATTTGTTATATCAACAAATGTATTTGTGGTATTTACTGAACCAAATGAGTGCTGTACGAGGTACCCAGTAGCTCCAGGAACTGCATTCCATGATATTCGTGCAGTTGTTGAATTATTTACTGCGCTGACATAAACAGTTACGGATCCAGGTGAAGCACTATTGCTCGAAGTGCTTGTAGAAGTTGGCGATGAGTTTGCTGGAGCTCCATTTGATGATGAGACACTATAGTACGAAACATTTGTGGATGTTCCCCAAGAGGCGCTCCAAGAATTTGCTGCAGCTGATACAGAAACATATGAAGGTTGGCTAGGAGTAGCAGTATTATCTGTTATAGTTAATCCAGTTGGGGCGGCTGGGAAAACAAATACTCCACCTGTTGCTACTGCTGGAGTTGACCCACGAGCATTAATTGCAGTTACATTACAAGTAACTGTTGTACCCAAATCAGATGCTGTTAAATAATATAAATTTGATGTAGCCCCAGAAATTGGTGCGCTATTTCGAGTCCATTGATAAGAGTAAGAGCTTGGTGCATATGCTGGATCTGTGTTAACAGTTCCAGTATTTACTGAAAGCCCATTTCCAGGAACTGGCTGAGCAGTAGATACATATGAAATACTTGGCGTTACTGTAAATAAAGGACTTTCTGGATAATGAATAATCCAAGATGATCCATTGAATATCCAAGACTTTGTTGCATTAGACCAGGAAGCTCCATTATAAACTCTTAGGGCTTTTGCTTGATTCCAGGTGTTATTATCATATACTCTTAGTCCCATAGTATTATCCTAGTACTGGATGTAAATATCGCCCGCTGCAGTTGCTGTAGGAAAAGCTCCAGAATTATTATAAAAGATTTTGTTTGCAGTAGACGTATTTGTTCCGTTAGAGTAGTTATTAGTAGTTAATGTTGACCATGATGGAGATGTTCCGTCAGTTGTTAAATACTTTCCAGTATTTCCACTTTGTGTTGGCAGTCCGCTGATTGTTGTTGATCCTCCAAGGGATACCGCTGAGCCATTAATTGTTATAGATGAGTTTGCTAGTTTGCTATTTGCAATAGACCCCGCAAGCATAGTGTTGGTGACTGTGCCTGTGTCAGCTTTAGTAACGGCATAACCATAAATTTTGCTTGCATCAATTGCTGCTGCTATTGCTATATCTGCATCTACAATTGTTCCATCCGCAATCATTGCTGATGTAATTGATCCTGCAGCTGGTGTTAATGATATATCCGTCCAAGAAGCAGTTGTGCCGTCTGTCGATAGATACTTGCCACCATTATCTGTTTGATCTGGAACCTGTGAAATAACTGCCCATTGAGCTGTATTTCCATTAGTTCCTAAGAATCTTCCAGTGTTTCCAACTTGTGAGGGAAGAGTAGCAGACAAACCATTTACTGTTGCTCCAGTAAAGTCTACTGTTCCAGTAAATGTTGGCGATGCTTTTGGAGCATAAACATTTCCAGCGGTAGTGGTAGTTAGGTAAGTATTAGCAGCTACAGTAGAAGTAAGGTACGGAGTTAAATCAATTGTTGTCCAAGCAGTGGCATTGCCGTTTGTTGTTAGATACTTTCCTCCTTGTCCCGTCTGTGTTGGGAATGGAGAGTATCCAGAAACTGTTGCTCCAGAAAAATTAACTGTTCCTGTAAAGGACGGGTTATTAATAGGAGCCTTTGAAGCTAAAGAGTTCGTTACTGTTGTAGCAAATAATGCGTCTCCACCCAAAGCATCTGATAGTTCTTTAAGAGTATTTAATGTCGATGGTGCAGAATTTACCAGATTGGATATTGCTACATCTGTATAGACATTTGCCGCTGTCTGTGCTCCAGAAGCTGCTCCTAGGGCATCATATAAAGATGATCCCTCTGTAGGAGTTAAATATTGTGGGTGTGGATCTGAGGCTGCTAGGTGTCCTGCTAAATCACCACCTGCTGCATTAATAGTAATTGTATCTGTTAAGGGATCAGTTGTGATTGTTATATTAGTTCCCGCTGCAAGTGTCAGTGTGTCTACTGTGGTGTCTGCTGAGACTGTAGTCTGTCCGCCAACTGCTATGTTTGAGAATGTATTTGGAACAACTGTTCCTACTGCTGCTACGTTTGCCCATTTGGTTCCTGTAGCTGTACTTGAGTCTGAAACCAATACGTAGTCATTTACGCCAGGAGTAATAATGGAAACCCCGCTGGCAGTTCCTACTGGGATTGCTCCCTTAGTTCCGCTGATAGCCGCTGTGCTCAGATAGTCTGAGTGGGCATGAGAAAGATTTGAATATAAAGAATCGTGTGTATGTGTAGTCTGGGAATATCCAGCAAGATCTGCCTGCTCAAGGTATTCGTTGTGTGTGTGGACTGTATTTGCATATACGCCATCGTGGGCGTGGGTTACAGTAGAATAAACTCCCGCATGTGTATGAGTTGTAGGTGAGTAATTAGTTAGTGTAGCGTCTACTGATTGTGCAAGGAGCTGGATGTCTTGTGGGACATTTGGGTCATCTGATGAGGTGGGATATGGGAATCCCTTACTAGTATTTGGCATTTATTCTCCTTGGTCTATTATACCAATTATAAGTGCTGAAGGCTAGAAAGTAATTGTTCCAGATCCCGCTGTAAACCGATAAACTCTATAACCTGAACGGCTTGGTTGATTGTAAGTTAATGTGCCAGGTATATTAGTGATTGGAGGTATTGTATCTGGATAAGCGATAATTACTAC